AAGAGTTTTCTTCATTTTTTAGAAAGCAAGCAAATTCTCCTGCATTAACAAATCTTTATTCTATTCACTTTACTACTCCTGCAAGATTTAATCAACTTCCAAACTGGGGGTTTGGTAATCAGCAAAGATATACTAACCTATTATTAGATTATTATTGTGATACTGTAAACCTACCAAGTAAACAAGTATCTACAGGACAGATTGTTACTCAGGGTGCATCTTATAAGTATCCAACTGGAAGTGCATTTAGTCAGATTAATATGACTTTTAAAATGCCACAGAATCAATATACCAGAATGTTATTTGAAAGATGGATAGCATTAATGAGAAATGATGCAGATCAATATACAGATTATTATGATGATATTGTTGCACCATATGTAAGAATTATAAAATGGGAAAGAGGTGGTGGAAATAGTGTTCATAGATTAAATGATCATGGTGCTATTAGTCAGCAAGATGATAATGCTAGAGTAACTCCAGATAATTATAGAAAGCATCGTGTAACAGCTTGTTGGGAATTAAGAGAGGTTTTTCCATATAATATTGGATCGGTACAGTTGAATAATATGGAATCGAGAGTAATGACTGTTACAGTTGGTTTTTATTACTCTAGGTATAGATTTTATGGTAAAAATGAGCTAGATATACAAGATGGAAATGTTGGAACCCTTGTTCCTACTAATCCCGATAGGAGGACTACGTTGAATCTGTTAGAACCAGATTCTCGATATATCTCTTACGGATAGACCATAAATATTAATACTGAATTGAATGTACTATGGTATTACCTACATTAAACACACCGAAATTTAAGACGAAACTGCCTTCTGATGGCAGAACAGTCAATTACAGACCATTTCTAGTAAAAGAAGAAAAAATTCTTCTAATTGCAACAGAAACTGGAGACCAAAATAGTATGGTTTCTGCGATTAAGGATATTATTCGTGCTTGTACTGATATACAAGATCCTGAAAATCTTTCGACATTTGACATTGAATTTATTTTCCTACAAATCCGCACAAAATCCGTTGGTGAATCTGTAGATGTTACGGTGCTTTGCCCTGATGATGAAGAAACTGAGACAGAAGTGAAGATTCCTCTTAATTCTATTAAGATTAAGAGAACAAAAGGACATACTAATGAACTTAAAATTAGTGATGAAATAGTTCTTACAATGGACTATCCTACTTTAGAAACCTTTGTAAAGATGAACTTTGTTCCTGATGAAACACCTGGTATGGATCAGGTATTTGATATGGCAGCTAGTTGTATAGCATCTATTGCTGACCCAGAACAAGTTTATGATGCACAGGATTTACCAAAAGAGGAAATACTTGATTTCTTAGATCAGATGACTTCTGAACAATTTAAGAAAATTCAGGATTTCTTTGAAACTATGCCTAAACTTCAGCATACAGTTAAGGTAACTAATCCTAAAACTAAAGTTGAATCTGATGTTGTTCTTGAAGGATTAGCGGCTTTTTTCGGATAGCCCTTCTTCATAACACCTTGAAGAATTATTATGATACTAATTTTGCTTTGATACATCATCATAAGTGGAATATTGAGTACATCGATAATCTTATGCCTTGGGAAAAAGAGGTTTATATTAATCTCTTAACCGAATTTCTTAAGGAAGAGGAGCGTAGAATGAAGGAGCAGAACGCGGCTAATGGCTAAATTGCAGCTGTATAAATTTATTAATCCAGGAGGTGCAGGCACTAGTAAGGGTCTGAAGCACAATGCTGGACGCACAGCAATTTTAGGCATTAACCGTTTAGGTAGTACTCTTAATGGTATTACTCAGATTGTTGGTGATATGGGATCTATTGCTAAGGCAACAGATCGAGTTGAAAGATTACAAGAAAAAGCAGAACGCAGAAGGTTAAAGAGAGAACAAGACCAAGCTGCTGAGGATGAATTAGAACGTAAAAATGCCCTGATGGGAAAGGGCATAAAGTGGAAAGGGGCGGTAAAAAAACAAAAGAAGGGGTTTGCTGAACAGTTCTTTGATAAGATAATTACTCCTTTTGCAAGTTTCCTTAAGATAGTAGGATCCTGGTTAATTGGACTGGGTGGTAAACTTGCTATGTACGAGGGTCTGAAATGGTTAGCAGACCCTGCTAATAAAGATAAAGTAGAATTATTTTTACATAAACTCCATGTAGTCTGGTCAAAGATTAGTGGATTCTTCATGGGAAGAATTGGTAATATAATGGATGGGTTTGCCAATTTATTTGGAAGTGGTAATACTCTTGGAGAGAGATTAAAGGGTTTAGGAGAGCTTATACTTGGAATTGTTGGATTAGGGGCGTTATTAAATCCATTTGGATTAATGGATGCTATTCTAAGCTTATTAGGATGGGATTGGTATAGAGATAAACCACAGAGAAGTAAAGGTAAAGGACCGAATCAAGGTAGAAACTCAAGACCAGGTAAAAATCCAAGGTGGACTAAGACTAGTAGTTCGATTAATCGAAGGTTTGGTAAGAACGGAAATAGATTATTTGATCAATACCGACGTATGGGTATGTCGGAAAGTGAAGCACTTAAGAGAGTAACAAGAGCTGCACGTAAGAATCCCCAAGCATTTAAACCACCTAAACCTACAAGTGGATTATCACCAAGCGGTGCTCCTAAAGGAAAGATAATAAAACCTGGTGCTAAACCTGGATTAGGGAAGATGCTTAAGAGAACTAATCTTAAGTTCTTAGGACCTAAAGCATTAAAGGGTGTTAAGGGTGTATTTAAGAATGTATTTGGAAGAATACCGTTCTTTGGTGCTGCTTTAACTACTCTATTCTCTCTAATGATGGGAGAACCATTAGATCAGGCATTATGGAAAGGTGGTGGTAGTGCTATTGGTGGTGCATTAGGAACTCTTATTCCTATACCAGGTGTAGGTAGTTTAGTTGGTATGCTCGTTGGTGAGTATGTCGGTGATTTGATGTACACCATGTTTAGTGGTGGTGGAATAAAAGCAGTTGGTGATAGATTAAAACAAGATATTAAAAACGTATTTAATCAAGTTGGTAATTTAATTAACTGGGTTAAAAAAGGATTTGTCAGGTTATATGAGGGATTGCCTAAATGGAAGATTCCTGAACTTCCAAAATGGGTTCCGAGACGAGATTGGATAAGTAAATGGATGTTGATGGGTCTACCAGGAATGGAGATCCCAAATCCTATATGGTTAGCTAATCCACTTAATATTTGGCCAAAAGCTAAGTTAATTGCATCTGCTTTCTTTGGTGATAGTGCTATTCCCAAAGGAAAGACTGAGACTGGTCAGAATGCCCCTAAAGAATTATCTGAGAAAGAGAAAGAGAAAATCAAAGGTGCTACTTCTGGTGTCAATGCTAGAAAACGAGCAGAACTTGAAGGTAAAACACCAATTTATAATAAGCGTGGAAGAATTGTAGGTTGGAAAGATAATGAAACTGGTGAGGTTACAAAACAAGAAACTAAGTATGCAGCATCTGATCCTAATAAACGGCAGATGGGTAGATCTGCTGCTAAAAAGAGGCAGGAGGCAAATAAAAGTAAAAGTAATATAATATCATCTATTACTCCTACTGAAGAACCTAAGAATCAGTGGTGGGATTTTCTAGATTGGTTCCCTAATAAGAAAAAAGAAGATGATAAACCTAAGCAACAGATGGGTAGATCTGCTGCTAAAAAGAGGCAGGAAGCAAAGAAATCTGAAACTACACAGATAGGTCCTTGGGCTCCTGGTTCTGGTGGGTTTAAGACTTACGAAGATCATTTAAATAAACCTAAAAAAGAAGAATCAAAATCAAAATGGTGGAACCCATTTAGTTGGGGTAAGATGCGTGGAGGTAAGGTATTAGGTTATGGAGCCGTACCTCCTAGACTATTAAATAAGCAATATTTCTTTGGTAAGATCTTTAGAGGTATTAGTAGAGCAGTTAGTGGTGTAGTTAAAACTGTTACGAATGTAGTAAAAAGTGTTGCTTCATCCCCTATTTTAGGAGCGATAATGCAAGTCGCACCTATTATATTCCCACCAGCAGCACCTTTCATATATGGTGCTCAGGCTGTTATGTCTCTGGCACAAGGAAATATAATGGGTGCTATAGCACCTGCTATGGGTGCATTAGGTGGATTCTTCCCAGGTACATTCGGACCAACATCTGCTATTGGTAAGTTCTTGGATGGTCCAATTGGTAAGATTGGAATGGGATTCCTTGAAGGTGGTGTTGGTGGTGCATTAAGTGCTGGATTGGGTGCTCTTGGTGGTAGTGACATGTTCAAGGGCAGTAAGATAGGTAAATTCTTACAAGGTAATATGGGTCAGATGATCGGAAGTGCTGCAGCAGCATTAATACCAGGTGTTGCTAACGTACCAGGATTGTCTCAATTATTTGGAATGGAATCCTTTATGCAACCACTGGATATGATGCAAACCCTTGCTGATGGAATGGGTATGGGTGGTATGTTTAAAGCCATATCAGGTATGATGGCTGGTGGAAACTTTATGCAAGGTTTACGAGAACTTGCACCAGAGTTAGGTGTTGATCCTAGAGTTTTAGGTGTGTTTGATAAAAGTTCAAATATGTTTAGTGCTTCTTCAAGTGGTAGTAGACAGAGACAATTATCAAATGAATATGCGATGCAGACAGCAATAGAATTTGTTCCTGTACCAATGCTCATTGAGAAGTTAGTTGAAATTCCTAAGCCTATACCAATAAATAATCCTATACCAGTACCAGTCCCTCAGAAACAGCAACAGCAACAGAAGTAAGTAATGACATCTAGTTTTCCTAAAAGTAGAAAAATTAATATGTATAAGTTCGTCTCACCAACGAAGGCGGCTGCTGGTGCAGAGGATCCTGGGATGGCAAAACTTGCTGGTCAAACTATACAGGCAATTAATAATTTAGGTAGTGTAGTAAACAGTATTGCTGGTCTTGCTAATGATCTTAGAAGTATACAACTTGCTAATTTAGATGAATTAAAGAGGAAGAAAGTATTTAAAGCAAAATTTGATACACCTGAAAAGGGTAAGTTTACTGGATTTGTTAATGATTTTATAGGAAGGGGAGCACCTAAGTTCTGGGAAGCATTACTTAATATGTTCTCTGGTCTTCTTAAATTGATGATCATTCGACCAATATTAAAATGGTTGGCCAATCCAGAAAATCAAGAAAAGATAGAGAAGACTTTAAAGACTCTTGATACTGTATTCAGGTTCCTTAAAGCATTTG